CCCTTTGTGCCAAGGGGGGAGGGGGTGTCCAAACTGGGACAACCTAGGCCATTAGCCGCAAGTCCATTCGGACATAACCCCTAATACGATCTTGTACAGAGCATAGCAAGTGTGCAGGTATGTGTCAACACTAGTTCTTGCATTTGTGATAGGACATTCAGTACAACATGCATGTTATTGTCCTACTCAGGTGCAAAGAGGTACAAAACCATACTGCAGGCACGATGCTATGTGTTGAGAAACTAAAGGAAAGCGGCCTAGCATGCCGAAGGTAGGGAGACGAGAACCTCTGTCCGCTGAAGGGAAACCATCATGCTTGAGCGCGCTACTGTCGCATATGTCGAGCTGGCCGACTTGAGAAGCACGTTGCTCGACACACTGGAGCAGTTTTGTCTCACCTATGAGGATGGTGACCGCGATCAGGCATGGCACGATGCCGACAGCGCGGTCGATCGGCTCATGGCGGACGAGACCATGCTGACGCACGAGGATGTGTCCAACGTGCTGGCCGAGCTGCCTATTTACTTCGGCGAGTACGTGATCGAAGTGGATATTCGGACGACGCGAAGCCTGTTGGAAGAGCGAAGCCTGAGCGAAGTCTCGCGGATGCGTCAGATGATGGACGAGTACGGCGCCGACATAGAGCTAGTGCTGGACGTTTTGAACGAGGACTGAGCAGGACTTCTCGCAGGAGCCTAACGCTCCTGCGTTTCCTTGTGTGCTCATTGCCGAGAGCACACAATGAAGCGTATGAGAGACAGGAGAGACCTATGAAGCTGAAACTATCGGTCGAGCTGGACGGCAGCACACATCGGATTCACATCATTGATCCGGAGACACCTTTCAGCTTTCGCGACGACAGACTCTGGTGGGATGCGAATACTGACTACTACATCGTCTCCACAGGCGGATGCGCGTGGCCTACGTTGGTGCTCGTGTGCCCATCGGAGCATGCGTACGTCACAGGCACGGACAGCGCAGCCATTGAGCTGGCAGTGGAGCTGGACAAGGCCATGCACCTCTCATGGGAGGACATTCTCAAAGAGGCGACAAATGACGGCATCGACACGAGCGATGATGAGGCTATGCAGGTCTGGTTGTATGAGCAAGACTATGACCAGACCGCAGAAGGGGTCTGGTGGTCGGATCCTGGCGACATGAGAGTCTGGAGCATCGCTCCCGAGGATCTTATCTATGAGCTAGAGGACTGATCCCGACAGAGGCTAGCAGGGGCGCCCTGCCCCTGCGTTTCATAGTGTGCTCTCGACAAAGAGCACACTATGAAGCGATGAGAGACAAGAGAGAGTCTACGGCACATGAGAGAGACCTTACGAGAGCTGGCAAACCAGGTACCGGATTGCGAGTACATATGTCGACGCGGCGCTAAAGCGCTATGTCGCATAGGCGGAGGCACGAGCGAAGAACCACACGTGGGGCTATACACGCGCGCTCAGCTAGAACTGCTAGCACTCGGTTACGATCCGGATTCAGGCCGCGAAGACAGCTAGAGGAAACGAGAGACATATGTCATTGTGTTGGGGAAAATTCGATAGTGTAGCCGCGGCAGTTCTGCACGATCATTCCGATTGGGAGGAGGACATGAGATCAACCGAAGCAGGTGATGGGATAGCACTATATGACGTGACAGACATCACTCCCGATGTGATCGTTGCGAGTGTACTAACGATACAGAACTATTGCTATGACGAGCGACGTGAAAGCATGCTGGAATCTCTCGCCGAAGGCAATGAATGGCATGCAGGATGGTATGTGCTGAGCTGGGATTCCTGCGGTTTTGTGAGCGCGCAGCACTTTGCCACAAAAGAAGAGGCGCTAACCGCTTTGGACGCGTGGGAACAAGAGCAGAAGGCGTGCCCAGAATGCGGCAACTATGTGGACGAGGTAGAGGAACATAAGTGCACGGGACCAGTGTCGTGACACAAAGAAGCGAGAGACATATGCCAGACCTAACGCAAGATGAAGCACTGTTCGCTATCGCCGAGATGCTAATGGATCCTGATTGGGGGGTCGGCATGCTGGAGGATATCGCCGAGATTGTGACGAGAGCAGGCTACTCGATCGACAATCCGGACGAGATATCCACATGGAGCAGACACTGAGACAAGGGAGAGACATATGCGCAAACCTATCGTAACCGGAGAGAGAACGCTGCTGCGTCTGCCGTATTCCGAGGTATGTATGTACCTTCGTATCGCAGGACAAACCATGGAAGGTGAACTCAAGCGTAGTGCATACGGTCCACATATGGTCCAACTGTACCGCGACGGACGAGAGTACTCAGCACCGATAACAGCCGCGGAAGCGGGCATCATGGAAGAGGCGGACGGAACGTATACGGTCGAGGTGTGAGAGACAAGGGAGAGACACATGAGCACGATAGTGTCTAGTGCTACCGAGATTCCGGACGCGCCAGCATACGTGCTGGCCAACGATCGCTTCATGTCAGGCTGGGGAAAGTCGCCAGAACAAAACACTGTGATTCTGCCGTGCTCGTCCTACAACGAAGCAGAGTGCGTGGCACGCTACGCCGAGTATCGGGAGGATATGCAGCGCGTCCGTATCGTGGTGAACCGACCGCGCCTACGCTCCGGCATCACCTACTCACTGTTCAGCCGTCACGACGTAGAAACATGGGCACGTAAGGGATCGTGAACCTCTCTCGGTAGCACGTTGGCCAGGGGCACGCTTCCCTGGCCTTCGTGGTATCGAGAAAGAGAGAGGAGACACGTGCTCATAGAGACAACGAGCAAGCGCGTCGCGCCCCGGTGGTGCGACCCGCTGATACGGTCGCGCCTGCGACGATGCCTGCAACACGAGCCGTGCATGGTCACGGCATGCCGTCATCGCGACGGCACGCTCACTGTTGAGGTGACGCAGGGGGGGCCGTCCCCTCTGCGTAACCTGCTGGAGACGAGAGATGTCCTGGCAGTGTGGCAGGTCGACCTTCCGACACCGCGTGTGTGGGATGATCTGCACGCGCAGGAGCTGGCCGAAGAGCTGGACGGGCGCCGATGGCGCTATGTCGACGTCACATGATCGAGCAAGCAAGCAACGGAGAGACACATGACGGATCGCAACGCGAGACATATCACCGTGGCCAAACAGGTCGACTATGACCGCCGAACGGACATCATCGACGGACGACTCTACAGACAGCTAGACACCGACACTTTGTCCATGCTTAAGCGCGGGCCGATCGAGATAATCGAGCCTGTGCAAGGCTGGCACCCGTACACGCACCTCGTGCTCTGCGAAGAGCGGGATCTTGAGGGACACTACCTTGTGCGGTTTGAGGATGAGTCGACGAAAGGGACCGAACGATGACCGAGAACGACGTGAAGTTCTACTGCCGCGGGCATTCGGCAGGCGCCCGTTCAGGCGGAACGCTCCGGCTGCTCGATAGCGCCCGGTGGCATGGCGACATCAAGCAATGCTGCCAATGCGGCGGCCTGGCCGACTTCGTCGACATCGACACCGTCCACCCGCGCCCCATCTATGACGACGAACTTGACGATGCTGTCGTTGCCGCTCTCGACAGCGAGCTGAAGCAAAACGGCGGCGGACGCGGATCACTCACTCTCGACGAGCTGAAGCACACCGGCAGCGTGCACCTGGTGATGCAAGACAGGCTCTGGGACAGTCCGCTCGAAGCGGAGCAGCTGTTGAAAACCGCGATCAAGCGACTGATGAGAACTCGCCGCATCGTTCAGGACGACCGTTTGCGGTGGGAACCGGGAACCAACAGCTATGACCCCAACAGTCGACAGTCCGCATGGACCGTACCGTCAAGATGGTGACAACGGAAAAGGGACCGAACGATGTACCACTACACGAACCTCGGCGCATTCTCGCCAACAGTCGAGCCCTTTACCGACATGGACGGCATGGTTCCGGAGCTGGGCGACGCACTCAACGACTTCGCCTACCCCGCGGGAATGCCCTGGGATCCGATCAGCTCAACCGATGAGGTCACGCCGGAAGAGCAGGTCCGCGAATGGTGCGCGTGGGTAGATGAGGCGATCCGTGCAACCGGTGTCGCCTCGCAACGCCTGGCAGACTGGCAAGCATCCCAGCTCTGATAGAGGAGAGACAGGACAGTAACTATGGTGACCGATATGCAGAAAGCGCGAGAGACGTTGGCCGAATCGTTGCAACGTCACCAGATCGTCTATACGTTGCGACGTAATCGCAGTCCTTGGATCATCGAAGATCCGGACGACCACGAATACGTCGAGACAAACAAACACGTCGTCAATGTGCTCATCGGAGCGTATATAACACGCCCCGGTTGCAGACTGGCCACGCCTGGTATTGAGGACATATCCCTCCTCGTCTCACGTGCCCTCGACATCGAGTGGGATGACGAACACGAGGGGCTTGCCCTCTACGGCATCAACCTCGACGTTGGCGCCGACCTAACGCAGAACCTATCGCAAGCCGTGTTCGGCGAGACATACGCCTTGCGTCACCAATGGTTGTGACACTCGACTAGCATCACCCCTCTATAGCAACCGTCGCAGCCCCTCGGATTCGATCCGCAGGGGCTGCGGCATGTCTGGAGAGGTGATGCATGGCAATCGATGATCCGTCCTGCCTGATCGACGCAGACGCATTGGACGCAGCGCTGGACGCTGCAGGGCTCAGTGTGGCCGCGGCCGCGACTCAAGCCGGACTAGCCCCCTCTCCGGAGGGGTCTACTTACGTTTACGCTGCTCTTTTGTCCCATCTGGCAGCGATCCTAGGGTGCTTGGCATGCAGGTACCGACGCTGCTTGTCACTCTGATACGGCATCGCTGAGACCTCTCGGCTGAGGGATCATTCACACCCGCCCAGCTTAGGACCAGGCAGGCAAGGGTGTGTCATGCAGTGAGCGCTTAGTGCTGCGTCATCTCCAGCTCGTCGAGACGTTGCTCGATATGTGCGACATGCGTGCGCATCTCGTCTCGATAGGTCTGCACGAGTTCGCGATAGGAGTCGTGCACCTGCCGTTGCACCACGAAGCCGAACAGGATGAGGACCAGCACGAGGCCCTGCAGGTAGGCGTTCAGCACGTCCATGTCTCTCCTCTCGATACTCGGCAGCCTAGCGGGGCAGGCAAGCACGCGCAGTGTCACTGTGACCGCTCTGTGTCCTGCTACGGTCGGCATGTCGAGAGGAGAGACATGCCAAAAGGCAAGCAGGCACCTGTTACTGCAGAGACGGAGCTTGCTCGTCTCTGGTCCGAGATCACCCGTGTGAGACGCATCCTCATCACCTTGAACGGCTCGCAGCCGCTGTCCGTGCGAGGGGTGCTCGCGGTCCTAGCCGAGATCCGTCCTCCTGCAGTCCCGATAGAGACGTCGCAGCCTCCGAGCAGACATGATTCACACCGGCTGCCAAACCCTGACCCTTCCCTGTTCGACGATCTCAGATGTGCTGGTGAGGAGCCTCTTAAACCCCCCTCCTAAACTGCCCCCCACGTATGAGTGTGGGGGGCAGGTGTAAGGTCCGATGCTGGTATCGCAGCCTGCATCGGACCCCGCCTCGATTCGGCTCGACTCGATTCGATTCGACAGGAGACTTGACATGCAGACTGCTGCCACCGCTCTCTGGCCGTTGATGCTCGCTTGGCAACACGCCCAGGGTGACTACGTCTCTCTGCCCTATCGCTGCGATGAGATGTGGCACGAGCAGACGATCCCGCTCCTCGACGTTCGAACGACTCACATTCAGCTCTGTGAGGGTGTGGATCAGTACTTCGCTCCTCTCACGTTCGGCGGACCTCGCCGTACTCGTCCTCTAAGCGCCCCAGGAGCCGTTCTCTGGGCCGATCTCGATGAAGTCGATCCTCATACCCTCGACGGGTCTCTCGGCGTTCCTAGGCCCTCTGTGGCATGGCTCACGTCAAAAGGGCGCTATCAGTGCATGTGGTTGCTCTCTCGATGCATCGACGTCGACCTGATAGAGACCATCAACATGCAGGTGGCAAGCAGGATCGGAGCCGATCCGACCGGATGGGATCGCACGCAGCTCCTGAGAGTCCCCGGGAGCTGGCACCACAAGTCAGAGCCTCAGCCCGGACACCTCCTCTGGGCAGAGGCCGATCGGATCGACCCGGATTCGCTGCGTCACCTCATGGGGCACGCCGACGGCGATGTCGCACAGCAGGTGCGCACGGCGCTCCTGCCTCCCGTCGATGAGGTGATGGCGCTCCTCGAGCACGTGCCCCTGTCGATCACGACGCAACGCCTCTTGCGTTCACGTTCGACGGCGGCAGCCGACAGGAGCGAGCGTCTGTTCGAGCTTGCTTCACGTCTCGTGCACGAGGCTCCTCAGCTCACGCCTGCTCAGATCGTTACCATACTCAAACAGAGCATATGGAACAAGTACCGCAATCGTAGCGATGAGATCGAACGACTTATGCGCACTGTCGATGTCGCTCTGCTCAGATCTGAATCAAGAGAGGAGGAGGAGTCTTACTCCTCCTCTCTTATTCTTAATAGAGGGGGTGAGTTCTCTGACCAGCACATTCGCGAGGGAAAGGGGACCCTTTACCTCCGGTATGAAGACCGGGACATAGAGTGCACATCGGACACAGAGCTGCTTCGCATCGAAGCTCCGGAGCATCGCTGGCTCGTGCCCGGATGGTGGCCAGCAGGAGCACAGGGACTTGTCGCAGGGGGAGCGAAAGCATTCAAATCGACCCTGCTGTCCGAGCTGGTCGTGTCCGTCGCATCGCAGGCGCCTTTCCTGGGCGTCTCTCCGACTTTCCAGGGGACTGTGCTCGTCGTCCAGGAGGAGAACCGTCCGGAGATGCTAGCGGGCCTCCAGCGGCGTGTGAGGCGCTCCAAAGGGCTCCCTGACGACCCTCTGCCGATCCACTGGGCGAACCAGCAGGGTTTCGTGCTCTCCGACCGCAGGGACCAGGCCCTGCTGCGTGCACTGATCGAGCGAACAGAGCCCGTCCTCGTCGTCCTCGACCCGCTGTATCTCATGCTCGGGGACACGAACGAGGACTCGAACTCAGAGATGCGCTCCATCCTGCGCTTCCTGACGCAGCTCAGAGCGGAGTCCGAGGCAGCTCTGGTGATCGTGCACCACTACCGCAAACCCTCCCCGATGGGGGGACCGATGCGTGCTGGCAGCATGGTCAGGGGAGCGTCAGCGTTCCACGCATGGATCGAGGCGGCGTGGTACGTGCAGCGCACGAGCGATCAGGACCCCACCGTGCGCATACAGCGCGAGTTCCGCTGGGAGGACAACAGCCCGGCCGTGGACGTCCTGTTCGAGCAGACGGACGCTCTCTACTGCTCCACCGTGTTCGGTGAGGACCCGATCGGCCTGTCGCACGATCACACGATGCTCCTCGACGTCCTGCGCAAAGCTGCAGGACGCTACGTGCGCAACGATCTCGCACAGTTCATGCGTGACCGTCACAATTGGGGCACCAAACGGTTCGCACGGCGTGTGAGTGAGCTGAGGGACCGCTCGCTCGTGGCCATAACCAACACGCAAGGGGGCAAGGGTGTGAAGGCTATCGTGGAGCTGACACAGACGTGACTCGATAGGAACACGGCAGTGCGCAGAACTCATCGCGCGTCGGGAGAGACCACATGCACTATGAGTTCCGGGTACCTCCGTTCGCTCATCAGCTCGAGGCGATACGGTTCCTTCACAGGCTCGACGGCAGGGCCGCGCTGCTGTGCGAGCCCGGCACGGGCAAGACTGCCATCGTGGTACACTATCTCGGAACGAGGTTCCTGCTGCACGGTCCCGAACGATGGTTGATAGTCTGTCCACTAGGCGCAATGCATACGTGGTATCAGCAGGTAGTAGAGCATCTCTCGGAGCAGGTGCCCTGCGAGATGACCGTACTGGACTCGGGCAGTGTGCTGGAGAAGGCGTCCACGGTACGTGAATCCGGACAAAAACTGAATACACCCGCAACACTACAGAGCACCCTCGCATTGACAGTGCTGAATCTGGATGCCTTCTCCAGCAGACGTCCCGTGCCCGGCCTGAAGACAGTCACGACCTGGGATCGCATCGTGCATGCGTGCAGCGTGGCAGGTTTCGACGGTCTCGTGATCGACGAGTCGCATCGCATCAAGAACCCGAATGCCCTGCGCACGAAGGCCCTGATGCAGATCTCTCGGCACGTCCCACGGCGTATCGTGCTCTCGGGCACACCGAGCCCGCACTCACCTCTGGACCTCTACGCCCAGCTCGACATCGTCGAGCCCGGCCTGCTCGACACCTGGAAGACGTTTCGTGAGCGCTACGGCATCTGGGGAGGTCCACACGGTAGCTGGTTCCTCGGTGCCAGGGGTGTGAATGAGCTGCAACGTCGCATAGCGCCTTTCACCTTCGTCGCCCGGCGCGACGACTGCCTCGACCTGCCTCCACTGCTGGAACAGACGATCCCTGTATCACTCACACCCCCTGAGCGCAGGGCCTATGCGGACATGGCCACGGAGATGCTCGCAGAGGTCGACGATGTGGAGGTGTCCGCACCGAACGTGCTCGCACGCATGATGAGGCTCCGTCAGATCACCTCGGGCTGGTGCACGGCCGATGACGGCAGTCCGCACATCATCGGGGACGGAAAGCTGAGAGCCTGTCTCGAGCGTCTCCATCCTCTGCGTGATGCCGACGAGCAGGTGGTGATCTTCGCGCACTTCATGCTCGATCTGGCCCGTCTGAAGAAATGTCTCAAGTCGGTAGACGAAACTGCCGAGATCATCTCCGGAGCCACACCACCTCGCAGTCGCACCACTCTCCTGCAACGTTTCGCAGACGGCCGCATTCGCACTCTGATCTGTCAGCAGCGCGCCGTCGGCATCTCCGTGAACGAGCTTGTGTGCGCTCGACATGCAGTGTTCTACGGACTCAGCGAACGTCGGGACGATTGGGAGCAGGCTCGGGACAGACTACACAGACAGGGACAGATTCGACCCGTCACCGTTTCTCATCTGATCGTTCCACATTCAGTCGACGAAGCAATCCTTCGTGCTCACAGGAGCAAGCGCAAAGTCGAAGACGTGATGATGGAGCAGATCAGAGATGACTTCCACCTGGGCAGAGACCGATCAGCTACCCGACTTCTCCAAGCTCGCGCTGCTGTCCCCGCATGAGATAGACAACGAGCTGCGACAGGTCTTCGAGGAGCTGACGACGAGAACCCTCACGCTGCAGAAGCGCTTCGCGGTGATGGCAGGGCGACGGATCTTCATGGATTGGGTAGCGCCGCTGGCTCACGTGGCGATCTATCTCGACGAGGCGTTGGCCCGGATCCGTCACAACGTCGAGGAGTCCGGGTACCCGAGAGCAGAGGACGTAGAGGACCTCATCACGTATGCGACGATCCATCTGACGATACGGCGCCTCATGGACCGGCAGGTCCTGTGAGCATCACTGCACACCTGGAGGAGTTCCGGTCCGAACGTCGTCGGGTGCAGCCTGCATGGGACGGGTTGGCCTATTTCACGTATAAGCGCACATATGCACGCAGACTGCCTGGAGATCGCACGGAGGAATGGGCGGACACCATCTATCGCTGCATCACGGGGGCACTCGACCTCGGTGTCCCATACTCAGAGACAGAGGTTCGCAGGCTGTGTGAGTACATGTGGGACCTGAAGAGCCTGCCTGCAGGACGCATGCTCTGGCAGCTTGGCACCGAGCTTCCCCATCGCCTCGGCGGAAACTCGCTTCTGAACTGCTGGTTCGTGTCGATGCGCCACCCGAACGACTTCGCGTTCCTCTTCAGCAACCTCATGCTCGGCGGAGGCGTCGGCTTCAGCGTGCGCCGGTGTGACATCAACGAGCTGCCACGTGTCCGCCCCTCTGTCATCATCACGCACGAGCGCACTGCCGATGCAGACGTGATCGTGCCGGACTCCAGAGAGGGATGGGTCCGCCTGCTGGAGCAGGTCATGGACGCCTTCTTCCTGACAGGTCGGTCCTTCTCCTATTCAACCCTGCTGATTCGGTCCAAAGGCTCTCCGATCCGAGGGTTCGGTGGCGTGGCGTCCGGTCCGGACGTGTTCGTCGCAGGCATCGAGCGAATCTGTCAGATCATGCGTCGACGCGAGGGACAGAAGCTGCGTTCGGTGGACGTGCTCGACGTCTGCAACACCATCGGAGACATCGTCGTCGCAGGGAACGTGCGCAGATCTGCGGAGATAGCGATCGGTGATCCGGACGACCTCGCCTATCTGCGTGCCAAGCGCTGGGACCTCGGCACGATCCCCGCATCCCGAGCGATGAGCAACAACACCGTGGCCGCCTGCACGCTAGACGACGTGCTGCCGGAGCTGTGGGCAGGCTATGAGGGGAACGGAGAGCCTTACGGGCTCTACAACGAGACCCTCTGTCAGGAGTACGGGCGCCTGCACCAGATCGACCCTGATCCGTCCGTCGAGGGGCTGAACCCCTGCGGAGAGATCCCGCTCGCCGATCACGAGTGCTGCAACCTCGCAGAGCTGTTCCTGCCGAGATTCGCCAGCTTCCACGAGTTCACCGATGCCTCACGACTGCTGTACAGGCTGCAGAAGCACGTCGCCGCCATGCCCTACCTAGCTCGCGACACAGAGGAGGTCGTGCATCGGAACATGCGCCTCGGGCTGTCGGTCTCAGGTGTGATGCAGGATCTTCCAAGGGCCTATGAATGGCTCGACCCGTGCTATCGACAGCTTCGCTGCCACGACGAGGACTACTCACAGCTCATGGGGTGGCCCCGGTCTATTCGGCTCACGACCGTGAAGCCGTCCGGGACGTTGTCTCTGCTGGCAGGCGTCACCCCTGGAGGACATCCCGCCTATGCCCGGCATCTGTTGCGACGTGTCTCGGTGGCGAGCGACTCTCCGCTTGTCGCCTTCGCCAGAGAGCATGGCTATCGGGTCGAGACCCGCCTGAATCTCGACGGCACTCCTGATCATCGCACGGCAAGCGTGTGCTTCCCTGTGTCCTACCCCGACGGCACGGTCGTCGCTGCCGACACCAGCGCGATCGACCAGCTACAGGTCGTGCAGCTCCTGCAATCGCAGTGGGCGGACAACGCCGTGAGCGTGACCGTGTACTACCGTCCTGAGGAGCTTGCACACATCCGTGCCTATCTGACGCAGCACTACAACCGCTGGTTCAAGTCCTTGTCGTTCCTGCTGCATACCGAGCACGGCTTCGCTCAGCCCGTGCTGGAGCCCCTTTCCGCCGAGCAGTACGTGACGCAGACCGCTGCGCTGGTACCGTTCTCACAGCTTGTGGCGGACACCACGCAACAAGTGGAGAGCGATTGCGAGGGAGGACTATGCCCCATCCGTTGATCCGTCCGGAGGTATCCGATGCCGACTTCGAGCGTGCCCTGCGCAGCATCCATGTGATCGAACATGCGTGCGACATGATCAAAGAGGCGCAGCGCATGTTCCCCTACATGGAGACGCACGTGGAGCTGTCCCTGACTCGTGCGGGGATGGTCACGGCAGAGGCTGCAGCGCTCCTGCGAGAGGAGCTGCGCCAGGCGACAGGTTTCCGAGGCTCGTGGGCGATCCCGGGCGTCTGATCGTCAGGGGAGGCGGACTCGATGTCGCCTCCCTTGCCTCTGCCGTGACATCACTCGACGGACAGCTCTATGACCGTGAGGGGGAACCGATCACGTTCGCTGTCTGGATGCGCCTACAGGACCTCGACGACTATCGCATCATCCGACGCAGCCGACTTCTCCTTCGCCGCAAGCTCATCGAGACAACGTGGACCGGGCGTGCCGTCTACAACGCCATCGGACAGCGCTTCCTCTTCCAGACCTGCGTCTATGAGACCGGTATCTATACCAGAGACGACGACCTGCCCGCGCTGTGCGTGCGACATCAGACGGAACGCCAGGCACGGCGACGACATCGCCTCATCGTGCATCAACTGAGGCGCAAGACACCGATATCGAGGATCGACACCAGATGAAAGACAGTGACAGGCTCGAACGGCTCGCAGAGCGTGTGGCCAACGATGGGCTGTTCGAGCGCATCAGAGAACGTCTAGCGAAAGACACCCCGCTCGTCGAAGAAGGCGCGAATGGGCTGCTGCTCATGGCACGCCTGTGGATCAGGGAGAACGCCGAGGCCTTGCCTGACACGTTCTGTGCAGGATTCATGACGGCTGTGTCCCTCATGGAGCGCAGGCTCTGCACCGAGTTCGGGCACAGGTTTGGAAACTCAGAGGAGAAGTGCAGGCATCGCATATGCCAGCGCTGCGAGGAGCACATCGAGACGAGCGACCTGAACGACTGACGAGAAAACGCTCAAGTTCGACACGGAACCGTCCGATCCTCTTGCACGAGGAGGGACGGTTCTTTTGCATTCCTGGAGTCACACGCGCATAGATACACCGACGGTGCTCAGACGGGCGCTCACCGACTGGCCGTCAGCGGACACACCGCTGTGCGTCGACCTCGAGACGACGGCACTCGAGCCTCATCGAGGACGCATCGTCACGGTAGGTGTCGCCTGGCCAGGTCATGCCTGGTGCTTCGTCACGCACCATGCGCAGAGGCACCTGCCTGCACCGATCCTGCAGGTGCTGGTGAGGCGTCTCTCACGACATCGACTGATCGGACACAACCTGAAGTTCGATCTCCGATGGCTCACCACTCACACCGGCATGGACATCTCCCACGCCTATCACCTCGACACGATGTATGTAGCTCACCTGCTCGAGGAGAACGAGCCGAAGTCCCTGAAGTGGCAGGCGCAGCACCACCTCGGAGTGCCTCCCTGGGCGGACCAGGACTTCACGGACCTCTACCACGCGCCGATCGACCCTCTCGTCACCTACAACCTGAAGGACTGCGAGTACACCTACGCGCTTGCCATGAGGCAGTACCGACAGCTCCAGGCCGAGCCGGCCCTCGCACGACTGCTGCGAGATCTGGTGATGCCCGCAGCGAGAGAGTACTTGCGCATGGAATGTGCCGGTATGGACATGGATGGACCGGCCCTGGAGGCTGCGCTGGAACAGATGATCGAGGAGCAGCGTCGCTGTGAGAAGCCGCTGCTGGACTTCGCCGCCGGTGTAGGGCTTGACACGACTCGATACAACTTCAACCCGAACGCGAAGTGGTTCAAAGCGTTCATGCATTCTCTCTGCGATGGAGAGGTGTACGCCTACACGGCGAAAGGCAATCCGTCGTGGAGTAGAACGGTGCTCCAGCAGGTAAGACGAGAACGGTCGGATGCTGTTCTCGTGGGGACTCTGCTGGAGCACCGCAGAGCGGAGAAGGGTGGTCAGTTCCTCCGCTCCTGGCAGAAGGCCGCCGTCACCTCGCAGAGGGGTCGAATGCGGGTGATGCCGACCTTCAAGCTGGCGGCTGCTCGGACGGGCCGCACCTCGTGCGAGGAGCCGAACGTGCAGCAGGTTCCCAGGGACAAGCGGCTGCGCAACATCTTCGTCGCACCCCCGGGGCATGTGCTGGCAGAGCTGGACTACTCACAGATCGAGCTGCGCGTGGCCGCTTGGGTCTTCCGGGAGCCGACCATGTTGCAGGCCTTCCGTGACGGCAGGGATCTGCATGCAGAGACTGCGCAGAAGATCTCCGGAAAACCACGACAGGACATAACCACTGATGAGCGCTTTCACGCCAAGGCTGCGAACTTCGGGTTCATCTATGGCATGGGAGCGCGCACGTTCCGTCAGTATGCGGCGGATCAGTACGATCTCTTGTTGACTGAAGAGGAGTCTCAGGACATCAGACATGCATTTTTCTCCCTGTACTCGGAGCTGCAGGCGGCACACGGACGGATCCGGCGTCTGGCTCACCGGGACGGGTACGTGCGCTCTCCTCTGGGACGTCTGCGTCGTTTGCCGGGCCTGAGGTCCTGGGATGATGATGCAGTGGCGATGGCCGAACGCCAGGCTGTGAACTTCCCCGTGCAGTCCACGGCATCGGATCTGCTGCTGTTGTCTCTCCCACCTGTGGCGGATGTGGCGTCGCGTCACGGCTGCACGTTACGTGCCACGATCCATGACAGCCTGATCGTCACGGGTACCCGTAGGCATCTGGAACAGACCGTCACGGAGGCAGCATGGATCATGACACATCCAGACCTTAGCGCGTTCGGGATCAGCGAGCTTCCGATGCCGCTGGCAGTCGATGTCTCGATAGGCCGTTGCTGGTCTGATCCTGAGCCATTGGCAAAGCTGCAAGTCCGTTCGGGCTGAAGCTGTCGATGAACCAGCGGATTCTCTCGTTGCTCATGCCAAGACGCACCAGCTCGGCGATGGCGGCCACATAGTCGGGAGGTCCGAGCGGCTCGGACTGAGACGGAGACGGAGACGGAGACTGAGGCGTCGACTCTGGTGCAGGCTTCTGTTCGGCTGTCTGCAGCAGCTCCTGCACCTGCAGCGGAGCCTGTGCTTTGCGGTGGAGCACCTTGTAGTAGTGCTGTGCTCGAGAGCCCCTGCGCGTGTCCGGTACACGTTTGAGCATGCCCCGCTCGCACATGACGTGCAGGGTGTGAGTCAAAGACTGTACCGTGGGGAACACGGCCTTGGAGATGGACTTGTACATCATGGAACGACTGAACTCGCTCCACTGCTTGGCCTCGAGCTTGTGAAGCACCGTCTCGATCCGCATGGACAGCTTCTCCTCCGCCTCCTGGGCATCGTCGGAGTCATCCTGTGCCTGCACCTGATCGTGTTCGTGATCCTGGCCGTATACATGGTCGTCGGTTACGTGATCCTGGATGCGCTCCTGCCGTGAGCGGTCATAGCTCTGCAGGGCCTGTGCGAGCCGAATCTTCATGGTCTCGCTCGGCACCCCCACCCCATTAGCGTAGTTTGAGATGCTTTGATGCGATACCTTCGCTAGACGTGCAAGTGCGGCGTATGAGAGGTTACGTTGCCTCAGGGCCGCTGCGAACACCTCATGTTGCCATGTCCCCATATGTCTCTCCTTTTGCAACACCCATGAATTTTCGCTCAAGGTGAGGCTCCCCTCCGCCGATGTTGTTGTCAGGAAAACGAAGCAACACGGAAGAGGGGAGTCTCTCCTTGATCCTGTCTCAGTCGTCTGTACGCGCGTTCAGACGATGCGAGCAGCGATGGGTCTATGAATACCTCGACACGCTTGTCCCTCGAAAGCTCGCTCCGGAGCTGGTGCTCGGAACGCTGATTCACACCGCACTGCAGGCGCATGATACCTGGCGCGGCATCAGGAGCGGCACATACATGGGTGACGGTCTCGTCACCTTGCGAGATGTGCAGGACCGCGACGTGCACACCCTCGACGTGCACGAACATGTAGAAGACCCGTGGTCGACAGTGCTCGACCTCTGGGAGATAAGTGTGTGGCAGCACATGGCGAACGCCGTGCTGTCGGAATGGCCCGACATCCCCGGAATCGCTCGCTCCGTAGTAGAGCGATACCTGGAGATCGTCAGGGACAGAGAGACGACAGAGCTTGTGCTGCTGTCGGAGGAAGCCGTCAGACAAGGCGCCTGGGAGGGGCGGATAGATCTCCTCTACCGCAACGTGGAGACCAGACAGACCATCCTGCGGGACTACAAGACCACCTCCCGAGCATTCCCGACGACGGACATCCGCCTTCGTGACCCTCAGCTTGCCCTCTACACACGACTGCTGCAGGGACGATATGACATCGACCGTGTGGAATGGCAGCACCTGTCGACACGTCTCCCCATCGTTGCCCTGAACAAGGACGGGACGCTCTCGAAGCGTCAGAGCTGGATAGACACCCCCACCGCACGACGACACCCCGACATCGACCTTGCTCGATACACCGACGACGAGACCTTCTTTCAGCTCAGGGGGTCGCGTGTGATTCCTTCGGTCACGTCCCACATCGTCTCGGACATGGTCAAGACCGCACGACGCATGGCAGAGGTGGCAGAGGACCCCACGGAGGCCATCCGTGTGCAGTCCTGGGATTGCGATCGCTGCCCGTTCTCGACCCTGTGCACCTACGAGCTGCTCGGGTTCGAAACGACGATCATCCGCAAAGAGCGCTATCGAAAGCGAGAGACATGACGAATGATTCACACCCGCACGTGGTACAGGGACGAGCGATCGACTCTGCCACCTGGGAGGCGGCGAAGCTGCTGAGCGAGCTTCTCCAGGCCACGAACGGGATCTCCGACCCCGGGGAGCTGCACGAACGCTGCGCTGTCTTCGTCGCTGCACTCATCGACTCCACGATGGTGCAGTCGGTGCAGGGTGCAGTCACCATGATCGTATCCGAGATCTTCTCGGCCCTGGCAGAGGAGACGAAGAGCATCGCCACCTCGGACAACGCCTCGTGAGTCCCGTCCCACTGACACAGGTCACCTCGGACAAGCTCAAGGTGCTGATCCACGGTCCACAAGGCTCCGGCAAGACGACGCTCGCCACCTCTGCAGCCGAGGTGCATCCTGTTCTCTGGATCGACTTCCCCGGAGAGCTTGGGGTGTCCTCACTGAAAGGTGCCCCGTACGAAGCCAACATCGACCGCGAGGAAGTCACACGCACCGAGCAACTGAACACTCTCTATGACACGCTCGCACGTGGGAAGCACCGCTGGGGAACGATCGTCATCGACAGCTTGTCGGCCGTGCAGGTCCTCTTCGCACGACAGATACAGCACAAGCAGCCCGGAGACATCCACGACTTCTCCCAGCCCGTCGCCGACTTCGGACATAAAGGCTGGGGACAGATGCTCGAGCACATGACCGATCTCGTCGTGTTCTTCTACCGTTTTGCTGCCAAGACTGCCACGAAACCGGTGAACGTCGTCATGACCGCACAGACGAAGATGCACAAGGACGAGGACACGCAGGAGGTGAGAGTGATTCCTGCCATCCGAGGGGCATCTCTGGAGCTGGCGACGTCTGCGGCCGATCACATCCTGTACTGCTTCACCGAGGAGGAGTATGCAGACGATCTCTCGACACCGGTAGGTGTCGGATACAGAGTCCGTATAGGGCCACACCCGCTCATCACCACGAAGCTACGTCGCCCGATCGGAGCCCCTGTGCTGCCCGCAGTCGTCGGGCAGAAGGGCAGACTGACCATGCACAAGCTAGCGAAGCTACTCGAAAAGGAGCTGTGATGCCCGAGTTCGTGGTCGACTTCACCGAGGCAGGCTCAGGTGGAGGCACGAGAGTTCCCGAAGGGGAGTACACGCTGCGCCTGTTGAAGACGAAGCTGGGGAAGTCCTCGACCGACAAGCCGATGCTCACCCTCACCTTCGGCATCGACGAGGGAGAGTTCCAGGGACGACAGATCACGCTGAATCAGCTCCTGGAGCGCAAGAACGTCTGGTTCCTGCACACGATGCTGGTTGCAATGGGTCTGCAGGTACCCGAGGTGAAGCAGAAGCTCAATTCCGATGCGTGGGTAGGCAAGAGAGTCCGTGCCCGGCTGATCGACGGACAGGAGTTCCGCAACCGCATCCGTAGCGAGGTCGCCGAGTTCTATCCCTTGCCTGAGACCCCGGACTATGATGGGGCTGTGCAGAGTCCTCCCCATGACCCTGCAGCGGACACGGATACGGACAGCAGGCGGGTGCTGGATCTGTCGTCTCTCTGACCAGCACTGCACATGAGGAGGCCCCCCAGACGTCTCTCCTGGGGGGCCTCTCCTTTATCTGTCCTACGCTACGGATAAGGCTCCGCATGTCCTTCACGGATCAGCTCAGCGTTGATCGTGGTGCCCAGAGGATCGTGGATGACCACGATCCAGCGCCCATACTTGTCTTGAGACAGCGGAGCATTGATCGCTCGATGAGATTGGATATACCAGGAATCCTGCTGCACCAGGCGATCATCCAACCAATACAGTGCCCGTTGTCCTGCCTCGGTGTTAGCCTCTGGAGCATTCACCGCGGCCAACCTGCACGTGATGTGATGGTGGATGCCGAAACCGAGGTCGACGTCGAGCTTGACTGTGTCTCCGTCGATCACACGCAGCACTCGTGCCTGATAGTCATACATCGAGCCATCTCCGGATGATGACTCCACCGGTGAACGACTCCTGCGCTCGCATGTAGCAGGTGATGTCTTCGGAAAGTTCTGGATGACAGTACGGCGCACCATTGATCGAGGCCTCCACGGTCTCGAGAGGCTCGCCACACATGGTGCAGTGCTCAGTCTGTCGCTGATGCATCGGCTTCATCAGACATGAAGTTATGTATCTCGTCACGATACGCCTGAAACGCGTCCCGATCGTCCTTGTGCAGGAATCCCATCCGCAGGAATATAGGCCAGCCGTTTACGCCCATCGGCAGGGTGTGATTCATGTAGCCGATGAGAGCGCCGATGTCGTCGATGTTCCTTACGTTTGAGAGCGCTCCGAAGGAGAGCATGAGCTTGAAGCTCAGCTCTGCGATGTGTGGATCATCCGTGACGAGCACCTCTCCTTGATACTCCCGAACGGCGAGCGCACGCAGCTCTTCTTTCGGGAGACGTCGGACTGTGACCGGTCGACTTTGCTCGGTCATCGCTTCGTTGCTCCACATCGACGACAGACAGGTCCGGAAAGCAGAGAGTCCTGCTCCCATTTGTGACGAAATGTCGCACAAAGAACTTCTGATGCAGAGTCGAGAAACATGTCCATGTCAGAGAGGAACTCCTGTGAGAGAGGGATGTCCCAATCCTCATCCTCCATGAGATGGATCTGCCAGGCTCGCAACCTCTGCACGATGCTGTCGAGGTTGCGCATGCGGCTGCGAGGACCGTCACTGCTCATGCTCATCTCCCAGCAGCATGCGAAAAACCTCCTCATCATCTCCCACATACTCTCTGACCTGCGTCCTTTCGTGTATGAGCCACTGCTGCCAGTGACGAAGATTGCAGCACGGCGGGCTGTCGTTGTAGCTGAACAACGGCCGTCGCACCTGCCCGCACCATTCGCAGCAGACGTCGCCGTCGGAGGTGTCGATCAGCTCCCGCCACGCAAGAAACGTATGAGTCTCGTCTGACCAGAGCGCACGACGGATCCCCAGATCACGCAGACTCGAGGCCCGATCGCGAACACGTTTGTTGTGCCATTTCGCACGTCCCATGTGTCTCCCTCGTCTCTCATGGGCAAGAGCATAGACCGGGATGCAACGCTGCGGGTGGCGCTTCGGCTACAGTGCGTGCGTCGGGATCGGATCCTGACCCCTGGGCGAGAGAGCCCCCTGTGCTTGATGACAGGGGGCTCTCCTCATGTTGCGTCTACAAAATCCCTCAAGTCGGCCGAAGTTCCTGCCGATACATCAGGCATGGAAACGAGCGAACTCCTGGACATCTGCAGAGGGGACCAGCCCCCAGCCGAATGGGTAGAGGTATTCGTCCGTGAGGTGTTCGAACTGGCACTCAAGCACGGGTGTTACGAGACTGAGGAATCAGTTCTATCAGCACGTTCGGATGGTCGATCCGGATCGACGCAAAGAGCTTCTCTATAACGGCCTGACGAGAAGCGATAGGTATCTCCGGACTTTTGAGCAGACGCCACGCCTTACGTAGCGCTGCCTGCTTTCGCAGCACCTCTGCCGGAGGCACAACAGGCTCGATCAGAGACTCTTGCTGAGAGCGCACCTCCTGTACCTGTGCTTCCAGCTCTCGGAGAGTAGCTTCACACTCATCATCAGAGATAAGTCTCTTGGCAGCGAGCCGCAGATACCCTTTACGTTCCTCTTGCAACTCAGCTAGACGTGCTTCAAGAGTCTCCTTGCGCTCTGCGAAGTCCTGTGGTTTCGGAAAGGAGATGCGTAGCTCCTCGTCACCTTCGAGCCAGGATTCCAGATGACTCAGGATGACTCGCTCTGCCATCTGATGTGCTCGAGGACATCTGGACGTGTAGTGACAAGCGTAGTTGATGTAGGTGGATCGCTTCCCTGTGGAGCGCAGTATTCCAGCAGGCAGATGTGGATACATGCGGCTTCCGCAGCGATGACAACGAATCACGGTGTCGAAGAGCCCGTTCACCTCCTTCTTCCCGTGCTGACGCTTGTTGCGCCTTACCACGAGCAGACGATTAGCTTCGAGAAAGAGCTTCTCGTCTATCACCGCGCCCAGCGGGCTAGGGGTACGAATCCACTCGGACTCTGGACGTGCCACACGTATCTTGGACCCGTTCACATGAACAGTCGTCCACTTGCCCCACACCATCTCTCCTCTATAGAGAGGGTTGCCCAGCATTCTGTGTATGGTGCTGTGATCCCACGGCTTGCCCTTGCGAGAGCGTATGCCCATGTCAGCTAGACGTCCCTGGATCGCTCGAACACCTAGACCGTCATGCACGACCCATTCGAACATCATCTGCACGATACGTAGCTCGTCAGGGTCCACTTCAAGGGCGCCGTCCCGGACGCGGAAGCCGTATGCAGGCTTCGGGGTGATCTGTCCCTTCTTGGCTCGTTCACGGAAGATCTCGTACACGCGAGTGCTTACTTTACGGACCTCTCGCTGAGCAAGGATTGCGTTCATCTCCGCATTGAAGCGATCGTTCTCGTCAGGACTGTTACCCCAGGAGAGATGTCCGTCGATTAATAGGGTTCGGGTCATCTCCAGCATGTCATAGATCTCTGCCTGCTGCCGAACGCTGCCCCAAATGCGCTCGGTTTCCCACACGAAGATCGCCACGCAATGCTCGTCAGCGACCAGCTTGAGAGCATCACTCACACCCGGACGGGGCCAGAGCTGACGAGACATCTCATCTGTGTACTCGTGCCGCACGGTCAGTCCGAGAGACCTGGCATTCCTTCGATTCAGTGAGTGCTGATCCGGCAAGGACTTCTGGTGCTCGGCATCGGTGCTGACCCGCGCCAGGCTCACGGCGTAGTCTTGGCGAGACAGCGGACGTCCGATCACCTGTTCGATGATGCGTGGTGTGACTCGTGTCCCCATAGTCTGGTTCGTCCCGTTCTCTCGCGGACACATGCATACCCAATGATAGGATATACCGGACGGTATATCCACACAGTGGGTATGCGTTTTGCGCGCTAGAGCCCTACTCCCATGCGGCGATCAGACGGGCCAGCTCGATGCGGGTGTCGTCGTCCACGACCCGGTAGAGCCTGGTCACCTCCTCGAGGACATCACGACGGCTGAGACGCCGCGTGCGCCGGATGCGCTCGACGATCGCTCGTGCCTCTCTGGTCGCTGCAGGGTCGGCCAGACGAAACCGACGTTCTACGCAGATCGCCTCGGCAACAACCAGGCCGAACCTGAACGCCTCATCAGGACGCAGCTTCATCGGAGACCTCTCACTAGGCTCTGGAGATGACGCCAGAGGGTAGGCTCATCAGCCGAATAACGACCGCCATCAAGACGAACTATGCCTCCGATCAGCCGTTCGTTCTGAAAGTTCATGGCGGAGCATTCCAGGTCCGTGGACTACCTGACCTGTTCGTGCTCATCCGAGGCCGCTTCATCGCTCTTGAGGCGAAGGTTGTCGGCAACGGACCGACCAGACTCCAGCTCAAACGGTGCCGTGACATCAACGCTGCCGGAGGTCATGCAGCAGTCGTCTACTCCGTCGATGAGGCTCTAGCGGTGGTATCCGCGGCTCTCGCCTCATCGGGCGTCTAACCTCCAGATCTCACAGTCACGATCGGAGGTCGTTCGGAGAGACATCGAGAAACGCAGAGACTATCGTCAGGTGCCTGATCCTCCACGGCTGGCCGTTGGCATAGTCGGATAGGAACCGCTTGTTGATGCCCGTGGCCAGCTCCAGTTCCCGTATCGTGATATCCCGCTCGGCGAGAACCTGACCGAAACGGGTACCCGTTGGGACCTTCCGTCCGCGACGTCCCATAGCGTGTGACAACTTATGAGGCAGAGGCAGGGGGATTCTCGGCTCTCTGCCTCGCCTCCTCGATGTAACTCCTGATCTCGTCCATCATAGAGTCGAGCTTGCCATTCACACGCGCTTCGATCTCTCTGGCCTGCTGCTGCGTTGCCGCCTCGTAGCTGGTCGTGAACGTCTCGTGCCACTCGACTTTCGGACCTACGATTCGAGACACTATCTGCTCTATCCGTTTGAAGTCTGCCTCGGTCATCTCATCTGCTTTCTTCGGTGCCCAGGGCCAAGGTCTGCAGTCGTCTCGGGACGCTGCATAGATCGAGACGTGCATGTGCTTGCTGTGAGGGTTCGTCCCCGTGTAGTTGCGCCATCCCTTCGCTGCATAGGCACGACTCCAGATCTTTCGGTTCCAGATCACATACTTGACACGGCTGTCACCTCTGGCCTTGTCTGCCCAAACAGCACAGTCGAATCCGTGTGCTGGATCGTGCGTGATGTCGAAAGCGTTCCCGACGTTGTGATCCGACGTCCTGGCCTGATGCGCCGGATCTCCCATGATCCCATCGCTTGACCTGCACCGATTCGGAGCGAGCGCATCGGCATCTCTCAGTGCCTGCCGACACGTCTGAGCAGGGCTCGAGGTCATGGCACGAACGTCCTCTTCAGAGCTTCCTGGGCGTTCTCGAGTCTCTGCTGTCCTTCCTGTGGTGTGAATGGTGCGAGCGTCCCCTGAGCCTGTAGCTCGGCAACCTGACGCAGCAGAGGCTGCATCATCGGGTATCTGGGGTCGTCGAGGCTCCCGGACCGAACGGCTTCGTTGAATGCAGATCGGAACGTCTCGTTCCTGGCGATCTCGGCTTTGCTTATCTCCTGGGGCAGATTCACACGCCTGAACACGTTCGGGACTCCCAGCATCGAGCGCAGCATGCGCTGGGCAGCATCGGGATTCGTCCGCAGAAGTTGTTTGTACTCGCTGCTCTGCATGAGCACCTGCGAGATGACCTCGGACTGAGGGATCACGTTCGCGGTCAGTTTGGACAACCAGGGTCGACTCTTCGAGACGAGACGCCCTGTCGTGGGGTCATAGTCGAGATCCGGATACAGTTCGGCCGAGCCCTGCATCGTATCGACCCCCATGGTCTCCAGCGTAGTCTGCAGGATAGGGTTCACACTCGACACGAATCCGCCGAGCGTGAACATGTTCGCCACGGACTCGAACGGGTTCAGCGGTTTGAGCTGCACACTCCTGATCACTCCGTCCTTGTCAGGCTTGCCGAGGAAGAAGGCGCTCCGGAAAAGCTCCGGGTATCCCGTAGGCCAGTCCTCTGCTTCATTCTTGGCCAGCTTGGAGAGAATCTCGATCCTGACGGGGTGGTCCGCTCCGTAGCGCATCACGTAGCGGGTGATGTGACGCATCCAGGAGTAGAACGGGAAGACGTATCGAGTTATCGAGCGCTCTATCGGTGTCAGCTCATCCCAGGTCTGCAAGACCTTGCGTGCGAGCGTGATACCTCTGGCCTGTGCCTCTGTCGTCGTCGCTCCTGCTCTCAGAGCTTTGCTCTCTCCTCTGAGATAGGCGGCACTGCGAAACAGGTCATCGACGAACGCGTTCGCATCGAAGGACGCCTCGATGATCTTGCCTCCGGCACGAGTGACTCGATCGTAGGCAGTCACAGCTCCCGTGCCTACCCGTTCTCCCATCGCCTTGCGAAACAGCGTTCCCATCTTCGTGCCTGCGCCGGTCATCCAGGACTGCATCTCTCTGGGGACAGACGTGCCGACACCGATCGGGATCTTGCCTTCTTTCAAAGCACGTCTGGCTTTGCCCAGCTCCAACAGGATCCCGGGATCCTCGGCTGCCGTCATCATCAGGTTGCCGAAGAAGTTGTTGAATTGCCACCGAGGACTAAGAGGAAGCACGGAGGTTCGGAAGATCTTCATGGGCAGGTCCATCACCTGCGCATATGGACCGGCCTGTTGGTGGAACAGTCGATCGAGGGTGTTCGATACTGTCTTGGGGATCATCACGGGATCGGCAGAGGTCCCGAGCGAGAGCCTCACCTTCCGCTGCTTGATCCACTGCTCAGGCTGGTAGGGGACATACTGCTCGTTGATGATCTTCTCGAGGTGTCCTTCGACGTCATAGCGTCTGTCATAGGTTGCACGGGCCTCTGCTGCCTTGGAGAACTCGTGCTTCAATTGAGAGACCGTTCGTGCCCCGAGCATCTGATTCTCGCCGATCTGCTGCAGAGCGTGCACGGTACCCTGCTCTGCCAAGTGCTCCAGAGCATCGTGCTCGAACGCCACGATCGGGTTCTTCACATACGGGGTCTCTGCGATGGTACGAGTCTTCAGAGACCTCGGCTTCTGCACAACCTCGGTGATCTTCGGATAGGTGAGCTTCGCCTCTCCTCCAGGGGAGACATGAGGAATCCAGACAGGCTTGAGATCCTCCGGCAGATTCCGCCACGAAAGCTCGGCATCCTGTCGGATCTTGGCCAGCTCCTTGCGGGGGATGTGCGCGAGGCTCTCATGGAGACCAGAGTCGATGAGAGACTGCACCTGCTCTCTCACCTGACCGGTGACGATCGGCATCATCTCGGCCGGAACGATCCTGCGCATGCTCTCGTCGATGCGCTTCATCCGAGCGGCGAGCTTCGCATGCTCCGTGCTCAGATGACTCACACCCGCCGTATCGAAGGGAAGGCTACGCTTGGTTCTGCGGGCGAAGCCTTTCGCTCTACGCTGAGCAGCAGCCGGATCTGTCTGCAGGAGGTCGAGCAGCTCGTCGACTTCTCGGATGCCTGAATGCGGGACGATCTGACGTTGCAGCTCGGAGAGGACGTTCAGCCGCTTGACGTTTGCCTTGTCTCTCTGACGCTGCAAAGTCTTGTAGCGCTTCATCTGATCCATCGACCAGGTGAGCTTGCGGCCTGCTGCGAGATGCTCGGGCACGGCTGCGAGCCGAGCTTCCTGGGCGATGCCGTAGGCACGACGTCGTTCGGCTTCGTCTTTGAGGAGCTGCCCGACGTGCTGCTCGTCGGGGCTCCACTGCTTGCGATGCCAGTCGCCACGTTGCAGAGACTCGGTCAGCTCGGCGAAGCGTTCCTCGGAGATGTTGTACTTGCGCTTCTCCTTGCGTGCGAAGCGCAGAGCATCGACCCAGAACGGGTCGAGATCGGGGACGTTCATGCCGGGGACCATCGCCCGTGCGAGCTTCTCGTTCTCGGTGCTCACGATACGGGTGACTTCGCGTGCCCGCTTGCCGAACGTCTCCGCTGCGAGACCTCCGAGCTTGGTTCGTGACAGGGCCTGCCCGGCAGCCTTGCCTCCACGAGCGACTTTCGCTCCGATCGCTGTCTTGGTGGCGGCCTTGCCCAGAGGTTTCGCAGCGGGCAGCACATCGAGCAGTGTGTAAACAGGGTGTCGTGCGAGCTGCTCCGCCTGTCCTCCGAGGATAGAGCTTGCGACGAACGTGCCGGGCAGGAGACGCACACCGGGCGCCTGCAGCGCTCCTGCAACGTCACCTCTGCCGAGCGCGTCCGAGAGCGTCTGCGGCAGACTCGGGAGAGCACGCGCCTCCTCGTACAGCGCATGCGGGATGCGAGGTATCGAGGTGACCAGATCCCGGACGTCACGCCCGACGTTGCCGAAGAAGTCCCACGGGGACGGCTCGGGAGCAGGTGTGACTGCCTGTCCGGACTGTGCTGCCTGCAGTGCGAGGAGAGTCTGCTCTCTGGTGAGCGGCGCCTGTCCACGCTGCAGTCTCGTCTCGTCGAGTGCCTGGATTGCGCCGGTGACAGAGGGGTCGAACTGCTCGAGAACAGGCGCAAGTATCTTGAGCTTGCGCTGTGCCGACTGCTCGTACTGAGGGAGCCCCAGATAGATGGGGGTAGCCATCTATCACTCCTTCTTCTTCTGCTGCTCCTGGGATGCGAGAAGCTGCGTCAGGGCGTCGATGCCGCCTCCGCCGGTGGTCTGTGCTGCAGCCTGTGAGGCACGCTGCAACCACTGCTCGACCGGCCACTGCGAGGCTGTGAGTGCTCCCGCTGCGATCCCCGCGTTTGAGTTCGCTAGCTGTTGTGCTGCCTGTGCTCTCAGGATGTTGCCGTAGGCTGCCGGTACCTGTCCTGCCGTCTCGTTCAGGATCGCCGCAGACTCCTGAGCCGAACGTTGCATGTCCTGTGCATAGGGGGCATACATGTCGGAGATCGCTGCCTGCAGAGCGAGACGCTCCTGCATGCTCGTCATCTGTGCCTGACGTTGCTCGAGCATGGGATCGACGAGAGCCATCGCAGCATCGGAGGCTGCTCGCACATCCTGCTCGTTGCGTGCACGCGACGCCTGCCGTCGATAGGCTGCGAGCACCTTGTCCTTCACCTCGTTCGGGGTGCCCTCGAGTGCCTGCGTGAGACGTTTCCTCTCGGTCCCGTAGAGCTTGTCCGTACGCTGTGCAGACGTGCCCTGCATCGAGTCTGCGACGTAGCCTGCGAGCCCTCCGAGTGCAGCGGAGCCTCCGATGATCCACGGGTTCAGAGTCCAGCTCATTGCGGCCGCTGCGTTCGCTGCGTCACCGAGCGTACGATTCCAGCGATCGGCGTTGGGGTTGTCCTCGGCTCCGGAGTCTTTCACACCGAGCACGCCCATCTCTCCGGAGTTCACGAGCTGATCGAGCAGAGGCTGGACGAGGAGCTGGTTCGCTGCCGAGGCAGCGATCGTGGGACCGACCCTACCTTTGCCCAGTCCTTTGAGCTTGCCGAGCATCCCCTTCGGAGTCGTCTTCAGATTCTTCAAGGCCTGGGGTCCCGCCGAAGTGATCCCAGCGAGTTGTGAGGCGATCGCCTGCTCGGCAGCGGAGACACCGGGCACTGTCGCAGGAGCCACGACCGGCGCCGTTGCTGTGGCAGCCGCAGCGGCTCTCGGTGGCGTGCCCGTGCTCGTGATTCCTTTGAGCATCGCCAGAGCGAGATCCTGACCGGGTTTGCTGGAGGCGGTAGGGACGAGCCGCTGGAACGGATTCGCCACGGGAGGTCTCGGAAGGTCTCGTATGACGACGGGAGGAGCCACCGCAGGGACACGTACCTGCTGCGCTGCCGGGATGCCTGTGCTCTGCGCCTGCGCCACGAGCTTGCGGTTCAGCTCCTGCATCTGCTCCACGAGGTTGCGTTGCGTCACGTCCGTGACAAGCGCTCTGGTCGTGGGAGACACTCCTGCGAACTTCCCGGGGACGGCTCCTGTCGGTCCGTACATGATGTCGAACAGATCAGGTGTCGGTGCTGGTGAGGGAATCGGTGCAGGCGGACGAACATTGAACGGAGGCATCAGATCCCACCTCGAGGTTTGCCTGGCTCATAGAACACGTCCCCTGGTCCCCGTGTCGGGTCATACACACCCGGGAGGGTGCCCGGCGGCATGGACTGAGCCATCTGCAGGGCCTGATCGAAGATCTGCTTGGCTAGTGCACGCTTGTTCGAGTCGAGGGATGCGAGGTCCATGATGAGCTTCTGAGCGTCGATGACTCGATCGAGGTTCAGGTTCGCCAGACCTCTCTCCAGGTCGAGCCCGAGACGTTCTCTCGTCGTGCCCAGCTCCTTGGCCCGCAGATCCATCTCATGCAGACCTTTCTCGTAGCGCAGACGAGTGTCTTCCTGAGAGACGTCGACTTGCCCGAGCTTCTGTCCCATCTCGGTCTGGATGTCCCCGAATCCTCGACCGGTACCCGGAGCAGAGTACGCCCCACGTGCCGCTGCATCATCGGACCATTGCCTGCTCTGCACGTCAGCCTGTTGACGGATCGTGCTCCGATCGAGTCCGTACCCTCTGAGCTGGTTCTCATAGATGAGTCGAGCGATCTCTCGGTCTTGCCCGAGGCTGCCGAGCTGAGCTTCGACCATGCCGAGATCAAGACCATGACCCCGTTGCAGCAGGGATGCGAGCGTGTCACGATTCACACCCCGCTCTGCGTTCATCGCGTGGAGAGCAGCGACGGTTGTTGTCGAGACCTGCCTTGTCGGCACCGTATGCGCTCTCGTAGAACTTCTTCCAATAGTTGATGGCGCCTTCGAGGTATGCGCCTTGTGTCTGCGCGTTGTAGGCCTGCATCTCCTCGGTGGTGGGACCGGACGGCTGCACCCGTGCCGTGCCGGAAGCCTGCTGCTTGCCGTAGTACCCGGGCTGTGCCGTCGTGGACCCATACGGCATCGACCCTCCGGAGTATCCGGGGGTTTGCGAAGGAGGCGACGGCACCTGCAGAGGATTCGGCTGTACTTGAGGCTGCTGCGCACCAACACGAACCTGTCCACCTGCAGGCTGAGAGAAAGGAGAGCGATAGGGGGCGTTGAACCTGCCGTATCCTCCGAAGCTAGGCATGGTTCACCTCCTCACGTCTCATCCCAGAGCCACCGCGGCAGATGAGACCTACCCACCGAGATCGTCCCGGCCTGATCCGACCAGCGTCTCGTGATGTCATACATGTTACCGAGGCGTTCCAGGTACAACGCGCGTGCTTCCTGCCAACGTGGATCACGATCTTTGCGCAGCGCGTGATACTCCGCATAGTCGATGAGGAGATCCTCCCAACCCTCGGGCACGGAGACGTCTTCGGCATCGTCGGTGCCGTCGGTCTCCAGGTTCGCCGGGACCCGATAGTAGAACACCCGGGCGGCGCCGCCCACGGCAGGTGTCGGATAGAGGATCATGTTCAGCGACGGAGGGTACCCCCACATCGTGTAGTAGGCAGGGGTTCCAGAGGTCGACTGCGAGGTGTTCCACACCTGATCCATCTCGTGGAAGTCCATGTAATCGAGCGGGTACACGGAGGTCTCTCCGTCAGGGCGCCACTCGACCCGGTACACCCGCACGACGTCTGCAGGCATCAGGTACTCCTGCGTGCCTCCGGAGACGGCGATGTCCTCGGTGGTCTGCAGGACTTCGGCCTGACGAGCGACGTCACGCACACCCTCGTTCACCCATCGTCTGAGCTGGGCATCGGTCCATGCACGAGCATCTGTCTCGTCGAGACGGTCTCGTATCGAGGTGATGCACTCACCGAGCGTCTTGGCCATAGGTCACCTACCCGAACACGAACGCCGTCAAGGACACATCAGTGAAGGCATACTCGTACCCGGTGAAAGCCTGCCCGAGCAGGTAGACCGAATAGCTGCCTGGCACTCTGCACACGTTCTCGACGATGAACGTGAACGTAGGTAGCTCTGTGGTATCCGTCGAGTACATCTGATCCCGGTCATACCCGTACGTGTCGCCGTCAGGACCGGAGATCTGATAGGTGAGAAGTCCGGAACCGAAGACGTCTCCACCGATGAGGCCTGAGAGCACGATCGTCGCATAGGGTATCTCGGTGCGTATAGGCAGAACGAAGTCTCCTGTCGGGACATCGCTCACGACACCCCAATCTGGATCTTCGGGAGCATGGAACATCAGACACCCTCCGGTCTGCCGTTCCACACTCCGAAGAACACACTCACACCTGGACGGGTGTTGGCCCACCTCTCGAACGCCCGCCAATTCTCTGCATGCTCGATGTCCGTGGTCGGTGCACTGTGAGGAAGGCGCAGGTGAAACCGCTCATAGGTCAGGAAGGTATTGCCCATCACCCTTCACCTATATCAGAGGCTGCTTGCCAGCGACCATCGAAGACATGGATGCCGCAGAGGCTGTTCGCCCAACGTTCCGCCGCTTTCCAGTTCTCTGTGTGCTCCTCCTCTGTGGATGGCAGACGATGGGGCAGACGGAAAGCGAAGCGGTCTCCGGTGGTGAAGCTCATTCACACCCCCCCACGGGCATCGTATCCGAGACGAACTGCATAGACGCGGGGCGCCGTGTAGAGGTAGTCCTCCCCGAGGCTCTCTATCCGCACAACGACATCGTGGGCACGCAGAGACGTCGGGACGACGACGCTCTCGGGACGAGACGAGGACGGCACCGTGATCGTCTCCACACATGTCGCTCCACCGAGACCGGTCAGAGTGATCGTGATCGTTCCTGTGCCCTGGGCGATCACCTGTATCTCTCGGAACTCAAGCTCTCGACGACGGGTCCGCTGCAGCGGCTGAGACTGCCAGGAGAAATCTGCACGCAGGTTCCCCATGTCATAGAGGTTCGCTCCGACCGGTTGGCCGAGGTCGAAGTGCGTCACGGCAGCCCAAACCTTGTTCGTGGTCGTGGGAGCGTAGAACGCCGGAGTCCATGCATCCTGGTTGTCCAGACGCCACCACGACTTGACACGTTCATCGTAGAGGTACCCGTTGCCGACATAGACAAAAGGTGCCATGTAGGCGAAGCGGCTCTGATGTCCTTTGAACCTGCCCGAGACGCCTGACTGCCAGAAGTTCACCTGATCTATCTGTCTGGAGAGCTTCTCGGAAGTGTCCCCTCCGTTCCAGACGTAGACGCCGTCACGAGTCCCGTAGACGAATCCGTTCGGTGTCACGCATCCCTGAGAGCTGACCCCATACGTGGAAGCCACGGCAGGAAGACGGATCACGGTGGGGTTGTCGAGGCTACCCCTCACCACGACTCCCCCACCGAAGTTCTTCACCAGGAACAGCTCATTCGCGTTCGCCGAACCGTAGACTCCGAAACCCGTGGGGTTCTCTTCGACGAGAACGGCTCCGGTCTCGGGTACGGTCCACGAGCCGACCTGATTCACGGGCGACCATACAAGCTCTTCGTTCGGGGTGGCGAAGACGTCGGCACCGATCTCGATGTTGCGATGCAGGATCGCGCAGTACCGTCCCTGATGCCCGAACGCTCCGAAGAACTTCGCGTTCTCATCGTCGGTCGGTATCAGATATTCGCTGTCCGTGGCGTGGAGATCCCCGGGGACATCGGGGTACATGCCGAGGAAGTGCCTGCCCGAGCCGCTCTGCCCGATGCCCATCAACATGCCGATATAGACCCGTCCCGCCTCCCAGGGGTCCATCGAATCCGAGACACTTCTGGAGAGGTGGAACGTGTTCGGCTGGAACAGCCCGGCATAGTCGAGCGTGTAGTCGATGAACGCCTCATACTCCGGAGCGTCTGCAAGTACGTGCTTCACGACTGCAAGGCGACCGTACAACCTGCTGAGAGGATCCTCTTCCTCGTCGATGCGCCACCACTGCGTTCCGATCGCCATCACGTCGGGTTCCGAGGACTGATCGGGAGGCAGCAGAGCCTGAGCTGGGGAGTAGACCGTCATGTCCGTGATGGCCACGTACTCGAGGTCGGCGACGTCAGGCTCGAGGGAGAACTCGCCGGGCCACTTCGGCTCATACTGCTGAATCACACCCCCTATAGGGGCGAGACCTCCAGTGGCAGGGGCATAGCACCCGTAGGTGCCGTCAGGCTGAGCTGCACCATCGGGAGCAGGCTGCGTGACGTCCGCGCTCGCGTACTCCCGGAAAATGCCAGGAGTGAAGTCACTAAGCTCTATCCACTCAAGTTGCTCTTTCGGCATCTGCAGCCTCAGTCAGCACGAGACGGAGGAACTCCTTCTCCTCGGTCAGTGCGGCGATCTCGCCTTTGAGCCTGAGAATGTCGCAGGTAAGCGGCAAAGAATGCAGCTCGCCGGTACGCTCCCGACCGGCGAAGCTGGTTTCGGAGGATGCCTGATAGGCCTGAAACTTTGCCTGGCGCTCTGCGACGAGGCACTCTGCAAGCTCCCTGTGCAGGTCTCCCAGCTCACGGGAGATACGTGCATGCTCACTCAGCACTTGTGAGAGTTCCATGTATGGGGCTGCTCCGTACGGGTGTGACTCGTGCTCGCATGTACTCTGCGACGCCTCGGTACAGCACCATGATCACGCCGAATGCAGTCGTCTGCTCCCAGCGATCAAGATCGACATCGAAGGCCGAGAGCACAGCGAGAACGAGGGGAACGAGAGCCGTCACGGTCGAGAGGAGCCGAACAGGCTCTCGTTCCCCGTATCGCGCCCGGACTGTCACCGAAACACCTGCACAGTGGTCGGCTTGTCCTCGGACACCTCGGCACCCTCATTGGCGGGAGGGTTCTTGCGAGGACGTCCGCGACGTCTTGGAGGTGTGTCGACCGCTGCACCAGGCGTATCCTCGGATGTCTGTGCATCATCCTCGGAGCGAACCGCTCGCTCGTTCTGATCGAGTCGGGATCGCATCACCTTCATCTCTGCCTGCATGCGTTGCATGGTCTCACGCAGGAAGCGGTTCTCCGCCTCGTGCGTGACCTCCGGATTCAGATAGTCGCCTGCAGGATCGTCAACAACCGTGAGCACCCGCTGACCATCGAGCGTGTGGCACTCGAGTCGAGGCTTGTTCTTCTCCCAGCGCTCCTCGTCGTCATAGGCGCCGTAGCGAACGCGCAGACGCCGGTACTCGACGAGACGGGGTCGTTTCGATTCGTTCAGGTCGACTGCACGAGGATCCCCGAGCCAGAGCACGGCTGCATCGTAGGGGACGATCGCCTCCCCGCCTGCAGGGACGACGTAGCGATCCTTGTTCCAGTGCCCGAGGAAGTCTGCATCGCCTGTGTTGACGACTCGCACGACCTGAGGAAGTGCCTGCCCCTGAAAGGGGAGATCTACGCGCTTGTGTATCTGGGGCATGGATCAGCCTCGTTTCACTGCTTGTGCACGTCGACCCAGGCGGTACCCGAGGTGCCGATCTCCGTCGACAGATAGGTTCCGAGGATCGTGCCGACGACGGTCGTCGCATCTGCTGCAGCGATGGCCACCGTGCCGGAGGCACCATCCGCTGTGGCGTGCTTGACGGCGTAGTCTCCGATGGCAGCTACGGTCGTGTCGTTGATGTTGCAGATGACAGGCCCGCTGCGAACAACACGCACGATGTCGCCTGCCACGGCAGCTTCGGTGGCAACTCCTGCGGACAGAGACACCGCAGTCGCATCCGAGACGTCCATCGCCTCGACCGTGCCGGGCGCGGTGAAGCTGACCCAGTCGCCTGCAGCGATCGTACCTGCAGAGACCAGCTCCTGGATGTCGGTGGAGTGATAGGCAGCCTGGCCGAACACCCCTGCAGGGTTCGTGATCGAAACTCCTGGCATTACAGCACTCCTTATGCAGAGACGTTCGTGAGCTTGCCCTGACGGGCACAGTTCGTGATGATCAGGTTGCCTGCCCAGAGCATCTTCGACACGTAGGCATCCTGATTGACCGGAGTCTGGAAGTCCTCCAGGTAGAAGTCTGCACGAGGACTCACGGCGTAGTAGAGGTAGTCCTCGTTCAGGAACACGATCGCCGAGTTCGATGCGTTCGGCCCGTCGAAGCAGTGCGAGTCCACTACCCAGGGGATGCCGTTGAAGACGATGTTCGTGAACCCGGCGGATGCGAGCTGCTCGTCTGCTCCGGCAGGACCGATCTGGAACGTCTGCTTGTCGATCGCCAGAGACCAGTAGCGATTGTACTGCTCCTGTCGTGACACGATCAGTGTCGTAGAACGTGCACCCTCGGAGCAGGTACCGTGCATGAGCTGGAGCGCATCGAGGGTCAGGGTCGCCGTCGTCGAGTCGACGTTCGCCTTCCACCAGGTGTTTGCCGTACGGGAGAGCCCGCCGTAGGTTGCGAGCACGGTTCCGTCGTCGACGGCACCCTTGAGGCCGTCGATCTCCTTGGGGTTCGTGGAGCCGTCGCTCCAGAGCCCCGTACCGAGGTTCTCGGCCATCTCCATCTCGGCCTGCGCGAAGTAGAGCTGGATGAAGTTCGCAACGGCTTCGGGCTGCTCGGTCTTGATCAGCGTGAGTCCGTCGACCGTGACGTTCACGAAGTGCTGCTTCCAGTCCCACGCGCCGTTCTTGATCGTCTCGGACGGGACGACGTTCAGGAGATCGAAACCCTGGTAGGGCCCTCCGGAGGCGAAGCGCTGGTACATCAGCGGCACCTCGATCTGAGTGCCTCCTCTGATGATCTTCTTGTTGGCCTTGTTCAGCCGGAAGAAGACGGGATTCGAGTTGTAGACGTTGTCCACCACGGTCGGGATGATGTGTCGTCGCGCGATGGCAGTGACGGTGTCTGCTCCGATAGGCGTTGCCACCTAAGCACCTCCGCTAGGTTCGTGCACCATTGTTCATGGCTTCTGCAAGTTCCGCCACCATTGCTTGGTAGCGGCCTGCTTCGGTGGTCGGTGGTGCTGTGTTTCGTGCAACGTTGCCGCCCCCACCCGCTAGAGACGAAGCCTTCCTGCGCTTGGCAGTCTCGGCCTTCTCTTTCTCTCGCTCATCGGAGAGCCGCTTCTCCAGCTCTCTCTGGCGAAACTCCTCATCCGTCCAGTAGACGGTCTCGAGCGCTCGACGCACCGCACTGCCCACATCCATCGTGCGGGTGAGTCCAGGGATGATCTGCGCTTCGACGACGGCAGTCTGGAGTCTCTCCAGCTCCTTGTCGGACAGGCCCTTCTCGGTGGCGTACTCGGTCGACACCTGTGCTGAGATCTGAGCGTAACGTTCCAGTGTCTGCTGGTATTGCGCTTGTGCTTGAGCTTCCCGCTCCTGGCGAAACTGTGCAAGCTCTGCCTTGACCGTGTCCAACTCGCCTTTGAGCTTCGGGTCGAGGTACTCGGCATCAGCATCGGCATCGGTGTCGCTCTGACTCACACCCGTCGTGGAGGTGAGCTTGTCATACTCGGTCTTCTCGACGAGGAGGTACTGCCCCGAGAACAGCAGATCTATCGTCTGACGTTCCTCATCGGAGAGCTGACGTGCCCAGTCATAGACACGCACCATGACATCGGCTTCATCGGGAGCGAACTCCCTGCCTCCGACGTTTACGGGTGCTTCAGGCTCTGTCGTCTCAGGTTCACCAGGAGCATCGTCTTCTGCGTCCTGGCCTTCGTCTTCATCCGTTTGCGTCTCGTCTGCAGGCTCCGCATCGGCAGACTCCTCGGAGAGAGACTCCTCGACCTCGTCTTCGGTCGTCTCGTCCTCGGCTTTGGGAGCATCCGTAGGTTCGCCGTCCCCATAGAGCCGATTGAAGTGACGCATCAGCTCTTCTTCACTCACACCCTCTGTGCGATCGTCAGGCATTCAGCATCCTCCGCAGCTCATCGGGGTTCGGCATCGGCGCTTCTTGCCTGAGTCCTGCAACGCCTCCTCCTGGAGGAGACATGGTGACAGGCATGGGAGGAGGCGCCCCGGGACCTGTCGGAGCACCTCCACCGGGAGCAACCGCACCAGCAGGCCCCATCTGATTCGCCATGCTGTCGATCGGCTCACGCAGCTTCTGCAGGATCGTGGTCTCCAGATCGACGAGGAACTCCAGATCCGCGTCGGGCAGACTCTTCATGAAAGACAGGTCCGCCATCATGCGCTGCAGCCCTTCGGACATCGTGTTCGTACTGCGTGAGCTGGCCATAGGTAGACCCTTTATCGAGGCTTCAGGGGACGAACCTCAGTCGAGGTCCGGCGCTTCTTATCGGGATCGGCACCGAAGTTCGAGCTTGCGGTGTGACCCTGACGCATGATCTTGCCGTCATCTCCACGGCTGGCAGTCGGCTTCGGCATCATCTGCTCCTTTCTCGCAAACTCTATGCGACATCCTCGACTTCGTGAAGTGATTCACTTTCCACTTCCGGAGCGGAGTCGGGCTGAGCGACCATCTGACGCAAGACGTGCACAGCGGTCACGAGCAGCTCATGATCCTGACGGGTGCCCTGATAACGGGCTGTCACCTGATCTATGAGGTTCAGTGCGTCCTGTGGGGACAAGGGGACTCCTAGGTATCGGCTGCGATGACTTTGACGGTACCATCTCCGAACTTGACCTTCAGATCACCATCGGATGAGTCTACGTAGATGTGTGCTAGCCCTGCTGTAGTAGTTGGTGCACTCACTCCGTCCGCTATAGAAAACACGCCGGAGGTAGTGAACTGAATGCCGATGTTGTTGGCCTGTGTCTGAATGGCGAGAATACCTGCACCTGTACGCTGAAGACGTACATCCATCGAACCTGAACCATCGCCCCAGTCCTGGCGACCACTAGCTGTAACATACCAGCGCAGGTAGTCATCTCCTGTGACGTTGGTTTCCAGCGCTTGATAATCGACAGTCTCACGACCACGAGCGTTGAACACCGCAATTGTACCGAGAGGCACCAACGAGACCCCAGCGGAGGAGAACATCGGAGTGCCTCCAACCAAGTAGGAAGCAGCGTCGAAGGCGTCGTCGGTCTTCAGCACGTTCGCTGCAGAGCGGTACAGGTTCACGTCTCCGGCGAGAGCACCAGAGCCCCAGAGCATCTTCCCTGAAGCGTCCATGATGAACCTATTCTGCGCATCTCCCGACACTTTCGCTATCAGCGCAGATGTCGTGGCTCCCGAGAGGGTGAGGTTCAGCGGACCGTTCGAGGTCGCCAAAGACAGAGCGGTGAACGCTCCGTTCGTGGACAGAGCATTCACACCCGCACGCCCAAGGTTCACGTCAGGTGCAGCAGAGCCTGAACCCCAGAGATATGTGCCGTTGTAGTCGGCAAAGTACCTGTTCTGCGTGTCCCCGGTCACACGCACGCGCATGAACGCATCCCCACCCGCATTGCCGCTTAGCGCATCGAACACGCAGGATGCTCCCTGCAGACGGAAGTAGCTGCCTCCGACGTTGAAGGAGTCGTCCGTCTTGAGGTTGTCGGCAGCGCTGCGGTACAGCGTGACATCGCGGCTGGCGTTGCCGGGACCCCAGGACATCGAGCCGTCTGCCAGCAGAGCGAAACGCCCCGATGTGTCCCCTGTGGCACCTGTGAGGAGGCGGGTCATCGTGGATGTGGACGCTGCCACACCTGAGATGTAGGCGTCTCCTGCGAGAGTGAAGGTCCCGTCGGTGTTGATGACGATCGAGCCAGCGAGACGGTAAGCTGCTGCGTCGAATTGTGCCCCGGTCTTCAGACGCCCAGCAGAGGAGCGATACAGCGTCGTGTCTCTGGACTGCCCGAACGCTATGCCTGCAGATTCCGTCGTGTTGTTGGCATCGGAGGAGAGCCAGAGGGTAGAGGTTCCGGCAGCCTTCACGGCGATGCCGTAGGTCCCTGCAGTCCCGACGTCGATGCCGTAGCTCGTGGTGCCCACGTTCTGTGCGTCGATGGACAGCCCCCGCACGGTCGTCGAGGACGATCCGGATCCCAGGGACGGAGAGCCGATGTTGAAGCCGATGATGTTGCCCACGTTGAAGCTCGCAGCTTGTGTGCGAGCGTTCACGTGCATGCCGATCACGTTGCCTGTGGCGGTCGAGGGAGCAACGAAGTTCCCGAGGAATCCGTACACTGTCGTCGCTGTGCTCGGATGCGTGCCGCCTATGGCGAAGAGCTGCGCAGCAGGAGGAGTCTGCCCGACGGAGACGCGCTGAGCCTGAAAGTCATCATCGGTCTTCAGGGTATCTGCAGCCGACCGATAGATGTTCGTGTCTGCACCGAAGGTCACTCCGGCGTTGCCGGAGACGACACTACCCATGAGAACCTCGAGCGTGCCTCCGCCGTCACGCACACGGAGATTCAGACCGACCCGAAAAGCGTCGTCGGTCTTGAGCGTGTCGACAGCGCTCCTGTAGAGGTTCGTGTCGACTGCAGCAGATCCGCCGGGACCCCACTCCAGGAGCCCGTCACCGTTGATCTGCAGACGAGCTGTCGTGTCGGTGGTGTGACAGATGTCGAGCGCACGGCTCGTGCCGGAACCGTGATGCAGGTGCAGCAGCGTCGGATCGACATCCGCTGCCTCGATGTGCAGCAGATGCATGGACGTGCCGGGATTGCCTCCGGTCTGATGGATGGCGAGAGAGTGCCCGGCAGCAGCCCCCGTGAAGTTCCACTCCATTCCACCGTTGGGGTTCGTGAACTGCCAGGTGATGGTTCTGTTCGCCATCGTGAAGGTCTTGTCGCCTTCGAGATCCTCGATCTCGGAGAGAGATATGCCGGTCACGGGACCCTGGAACTCTGCACCTGTCGTGACCGTTAGCGACTCGGCATCGAGCGTGGTAACCCCAGCGAGAGCGCCGCTCATGGTGAGGTCACCGCTCATGGAGAGATCATTCACACCGGCCATGTCACCGGTATCGGAGAGCGTGACCGGGGAGTCCTGCAGGAGCGTGCCCGTCGTGGTGTCGAACCTGGCGAGAGCATTGTCGGTGGCGGTCTCGGGACCGACGACGTCTCCGCTCCCGACACCTGCAACGTTCTCCCACTTCTCGGTCGTGGCGTTGTAGCGCAGCGTGTCGTTGGGCTGCACGTCGTCGAGGTCGAGCGTGAAGCTCTGACTACCGACGCGCATCGTCGCCACGGTCAGCTCATCGAACCAGCCATCGTCGTGTCCGACATCATCTGCTTCGGCGGGGAGACCGAAGACACCACCCGGATTCGTGAGATCCTTGATCGGCATGTGTGCCTACTTCGAGTAGGGGGAACCTTTCCAGTTCGCGGCGCCCTTCTTCGTCTCCGAGTAGGGCTGCGTCACGAACTCGGTGTCGTCGTCTACGGAGAATCCCTCACCGGGGAGCTTCGGATCGTTGGAACGGAACCGCTTCTTCATTGTGTCCTCTGCGTTCTCTGTCGTGCCCCTGGCGGGGTCCACCCCTGTGCTTTCAGCTCCATCACACGACGCCACACCTCGCCTCTGTTCGGCCAGTTGTGCGCCTCGAGCACAGCCTGCTCGTCGATCGCGCCCATGGCGAAGAGGACGTCGGCTTCCTGTGCACGAGCCAGGCGACTTGTGGGAAGGTCGCTGCCTGCGTTCACGAGCAGGTTGAACTTGTAGGGGGATCCTCCACGCTTCGTCGGAGAGTAGAAATGCCGAGACTTGAGAGCCAGAGCGGCCCTCTCCCCTGACGGACCTATCACCTGCACGAACCGTGGGGTGGTGTAGTTCTCTGTGATGAGCGACGCGAGAAGAGCCCCGGCTTCTCGCATCGCTCGTTCCAGGTTGCGTAGCGCCATGCGAATGCGCACGAAGCTCGCCTCCTGAAGGGTGTCGAGCGTGCCCTCGGAGTTCCTGCCTGAGGGGATGTTCCCTCGAGTCATCGCCGACAACCCTGAGATGCGCTCCATCTCGGCTATATAGAACGGGATGAGCTGAAACATCATCTGATTCAGCGGAGGAGGCTTCAACCACTCCGCACGAGCAGATGCCGATATCGACAACCGTTGCCCAGGCTTGTTGACGACCTTCGTACGCTGCAGACCGGAGCGGGTGTCCTCGAGGAACGGGGGGTTTCCTGTCAGCTCGATGTTGTGCTGGAGAGCTGCGAGAAGACGATTGATCGCTAGCTGAGCCGGGGAGAGCATCTCCACCATCGAGACGCCGTAGAACTCTCCTGTCTCATGAGGCACGAACCGCACATAGGGGTGTCTGCCGTGCTCCCAGAGATCGGAGGCCGCCTCGTCCATGAGCACATGGGAGCCTGCGACGACGACACAACGCCACCCGTCGTGTGTCCTGTCCCCCTCGTGCTCGTGTTCTCTGAGCCAGCACTCCAGGACCACGACTCCCTCATGGTCCTGTACCGAGATGCGACCCTGCCCCGGGAGGCCGTAGCTCGAGGATGTGGATGGAGAGATGGCGCCGGGATTCGCCTTCGGAGTACGCCCGCTGTCGGAGAGCTGCGTCGGAGAGAAGTCGAGTTCGTCTCCGAGATCTCCGCTTCGCAGCTTCCTGAGAGAGCCGGGCCAACGCCGATCGACCTCCTGCAGGCTCATCTTGCGTGCCTCGATCACATAGTTGCAGTCATCGAGACAGGTCGCCTGAGGATCGGGATAGAGCGTGAACGGATCGACACGATGCAAGGTGGCGTTCCCCATGCCGTCCTCGAGCGTGTCATCCCAGCAGGCCTTCAAGAAGGAGATGCCGTAGACGTGCGTGTCCCAGCACGCCGCCTCCAGCTCTTTGCCCCAGCTATAGACATGATGGTTCGCCTGCAGAACCGTCTCCAGGTCCTGAGCGAGCGTGGAGACCCAGCCGTACTCCTCTGAGTGCAGCTCGGCTGCAGGCATCACGAACCACTCGGGACGCTGGTCCGTCATCCACCCGACCACGGAGGCGATGATCGGGTACATCTCCGGTAGCTCAGGTGCAGGAAGCCAATCGGGACGATGAGACCCCCACGTACGCTGTGTAAGCAGTGTGTAGGAGCGCATCCATCGCTGCACCTTCGGCTTACGATGCGTGCGCGCCTCCTGAAAGAGGCTGCGGCACTGTGCAACGAGGTCGAGTTCTTTCAGTCCCGGATCTGCTGTCTCGCTACGCTCACCCACAAGTGTTGGCACATATCTAGTGTAGACCTGCGTCGTGTCTGCGACGAGCTGTCTCTTCGAGGCCTTCATCGGTCACACCGCAGGCTCTGGTGTCCGAGAGATCCACCGGAACGTAGTTGTGAGGGATGCCGGTACGTTCTGTCTGCTGCTCGGAGAGACGCTTCAGCTCATCGGCGTACTGTCGATGCGAGGAGATCGGTTTGCCGACCGAATGGTTGTAGTGCTCGTGCAGGACGGAGCCGAAGCGCACGGACCAGACGCGCCGCATGGGTGATGATTCACACCTGCTGCACATGCCCAGCAGATCGGCTCTCGTCGACGACATCTGCGTATGTCCGCAACGTCGGCAGCGGTACTCATAGCGGGTCATGCGATGCGCTCCTGATCGAACCAAGACTCCCACGTGGGATCATCAGAGACGTGCTGTGCGGACCCGTAGGGGAGCCCGAGACCCTCGGTGGAGGCGCATACGCAGGTGATCGCCAGAGCCATCACCGTATCGTCGTGCATCTTATCCGAGGCCGGGCCGAAACCCCCGTTGTCGAGCGTGACGTAGTTCAGCATCTCGTTGAAGGTGACCTGATCGTGCACGGTCACCTCATGATCGACGATCAGCTTCAGCAGGTGCCCGATCGCCCACTGCTTGTGTCGGTGCGTCGTGGTGAACCCGTACGATTCCGAGAGATGTCCAGGAGTTTTGTCCGCCCAACGGTGCTGCCACACCGACGGATACCCCTGCTCGAGTATCGCTCCGATCGTGGCATACCCGGGGCCTGTGATCTCTGTGGAGATCATCGCACGGTTGTAGAACGTACCCAGCTTCACAAGCTCCTCGGCGAAGCTCTGCGGGTCGATGCGTCCTCTCCAGCGGGCCACCTGCTCGTAGTTGTGCCTGTTGATGACCTGAGCGACGGCATAGTCTCCACGGGTCGTGTGCGTCGGGTCACCACCGACGAAGTACCTGCCCCAGTCGGTGTCTCGACTGGGAAAGCGGTAGATGGTGAGAGGACCAGAGATGTCGGGAGCGAAACGAACGTCGCCGTTGGGCTCTCTGATGAGGCGGCCCTGCTGACCCCTCATCTTGGCGAAGCACTCCCGCAGGTGCTCCGAGGGGAACACGTTCGCTCCCGTGGCGACGAACGCCTCCTCGGGGGTCGACGGGTACTCCTGGTGAAAGATCTTCTCGTCGGCCTGACAGAGGTTCGCGATCGCCCAACGACGCCACATGAGCCGATCGTCGTCGAGCCCCATACGGCGCAGCAGTCGCTCCTCGGCATCCAGCTCCCCGAGATGCTCCACGGGAAGGTGCAGCCTCGATGCGGCATACTCGGGATGCTCCCACCACGGGAAGAACATGGGCGTGTACTCGTTCTCTCCGTTCACGGCGGCATGCCACATGCGATAGAACCAGTTGCCTACGCCGTTGGCCGTCGACTCGAGCGCTATGAAGGTTCCGGGAAGCGATGGGACGGTCTGACGAAGCCCGGCCATGAGGGTGTCTGCATCAGCCCAAAACGCCACCTCGGATGCGTGGAGAGCGTGCAGGGTCGTGGAACGCCCGGCCGAGAGGTTCCCTGCTGTAGCGACCTTGATCTGGGAGGCCGTCTCGTTCCACGCAAGGTGCTTGCGTCCCTGATATCTCGTCGAGTACAGATCCTTGAAAGGAAACGTGTCCCAGTACGTCGAGCACATGGACAGCAGATGCTCCGACGCCTCCTGCTCATGCGCTATCACGAGGGCACGAACCCTCTGCAGGAGGAAGCAGAGGGAGAACATGACGGCTTCGGTGGCCGTGGAGATGCCGAGCTGACGAGCTTTGAGGACGATCACTCGTGCGGGACGACCTTCGGTGAACTGTCGCTCTATCTCCTCCAGGTACTGCACCTGTGCCCAGTTCGGACTGAACTTCGTCAGGCGCGCCTCTTTCGTCTGAATGCTGAGCGTTCGTACGAAAGGCAACAGTTTCATGGTCGATGCACAGAGTAGCAACTAGCGAGAGGCACGAATCCTGTCGGACAGCTCCTGGACAGCATTCCAGGTATCGACATCTATCTGCACGGTGAGCCAGCGAAGACGAGAATCCTGGAACTCTACAGCGCTGTCTGCGACATCCAGTAGGAGACGGATCAACTCAGCTTCTGTCATCCGTCCCTCACGGCACCGAGGAGTGCGGTCATCTCCTGACGAACGGCGGCGAACTGATCCTCTTCCTCCTCCTTCGGGGTGAGCGCACGCGCCATCGCCGGTAGCAAGATGCGCAAGACCTGCATCTTCATCGCCGGACTACCACGGGCCAAGAGCGTATGAGCCTGAGCGATCGTCTCAAGCGCAAGGTCGATCATCGCCGCCTGCGCCTCGGCAGCGGAGTCTCCGAGCAGTGTGAGCACATCAGGTGTGACGGTCGCAGGACGACCTCTCTGCCTGTCTGTCACAGCACCTCACCCTCTTCATCGAGATCAACGACATGCACCCTGGCGTGCTTGCCCTGAACGAGCTTGCGACGCTTGGGAGCGGTCGTCACCTGAACCTGCACCATGAGTCCCGTATGATCGGTCATCGGGAGGAAGTTGTCCCGCTCCTCGAACGGGAGCGCTATCGTCACAGCGAACTCTCCTCGAGCCCCCATCTGGAACTTCTGCAGGTAGCCCTCAAAGGTCGCGATCAGCTCGGTTCCGTCTGGGAGCTTCGGATTCGACGATGTTGCTTTGACCATTCCTGCCATGACGTACGTGTCACCTCCTCTCGAGCGCACTTGCGACAAGTGGAGGTCTCGACGACGACTGCGCCGAGATCCTCATCGAAGGCCAGCCTGGTCTCCGTGTTCGTCCAGCGGCATCGACAGAACCCGAAGAGCTTCATGCGTCCTCCGCGGAACCTACAGATGCAGCGCGAGATACAACAGGAGCAGGATCACCAGGATCACCAGGATCGTTTGCATGTGTCATCCTTTCCACCACCTCTCCATGATGCGGGCCAGAGAGATCTCGGTCGTGCTCACCCGTTCGGTGAGTGCGGAGACACTAGCAACGAGCTGGCGCGTGGCCTCGGTGTTGGCTCGCAGCGATTCGATGACCTGAGCCTGTGTCGACTCTGCTCTCACGATCCTTGAGACGACCCAACCGATCCCTGCCACGACGGCAGACAGGGTGACGGAGAGCAGCACGGGCAGCACGACCTCTACCGTGATGGCCAGGAGCGTCACTATGGCTCCTGACGTTCGAGCAGTGCCAGGATGCGCTCGAACGCCCGTGTCGTCTGCACGAGAGACTCTCTGGTCTGTGCAGACACGGAGAGCATCGACTGCAGAGAGGTGGCTATCCAAGACAGCGTACGAGCGTTCAGAGCAGTGAGCAGTATGTTGCCCATCAGAAGGACGAAGAGGATGAGATGCAGCAGGAGCATGTCAAGGCTCATTGTGTCTCCACGAAACAGCCGCATCCGCCCCAATCGTGGGCACGGAACGTCTCCCCGGCTTCGATACGCTCACGTAAGATGCTCAAAGGTAATGGCGTCATACCACCCCCACGCCTGTCGCGCAGGATCGACACGTCCCCGAGCATGTCCCGTAGCGCCTGCTCCTGCTCTTCATGGTAGGCGTAGCGCTCAGGCATCGTGCGGTATAGGTGCACGAAATGGGACATCCCCGCCTTGATGCAGAAGCCCCCGCAATTGTTGTGCGGGAACCCCATCTCATACAAGCGGGGTAGAGAGATTCGTGCGTCGCACAGCATCTGCTGCATATCGACACGATCGAGCACAGGCTCCCAGAGACATGGAGCATCGACCTGGTACGGCTCCCACGCCTCTCGTGTCCGCTCCAATCTATGCGCCTCGCTGAAGTCATAGCCAAAGTAGAGGAGTGTATCCTCCGGCGCACAGTGCTCCTTTACCCATGTACGAGCCAGCTCACGTTTCAGAACGCGAGAGCAAGGATCGACACGAGGATTGCCAAGGAAGCGCTTGTCTCTGAACACCTCCCAGGGCGTACGCCCGTCTGCTATACGGGTCACGGGTACACCGAACGCAGCCGCAGTCTCGTCGAGAAACCTATAGAGATCCTCATCTTCCATAGACGTATCGGTGAACAACAGCACGATCTCGTCAGGACCGAAGCGACCCACCACGCGTGCGGCTGCTGCCCAGGAGCAGAGCCCGCCAGAATACATCACAACGTGCCTCATCCCCTGTTGCCTCTCTCTCGTTCGGCGGACAGATCCGGCAGTCTGGGGACTCCCACCGCTCGCTCTGAGTTCATCATCGGAACAGGATCGGGGATATCCGAGTCGGAGATGGGGTCCATGCTCTGCTCGGAGTCCCATTCCAACCAGACAGGGGCGACGGGGTGCCCATCATCACTCACACCCGCCTCTGGGGGAGTAGGGGTGATGACGTGCGCGGTCGCCTCTGTCAGAGCCGAGGAGAGGAGGCGCACCTGCTCGGTGGTGCGGGAGATG